TTACCATCCTTTTCCTTAAAAGTCAAACCATTAATTGGCAAAGGTTTGCCCCGGGTTTATGGCCCGGGGCATTGGGTTACTAAGGGAGTTCGTATCCCTCCCTTGCTATGTGGCGCTTGACGATGTTTTCTGCGGCGTCTTTGGGTCTTGCGCTGTATTCTTTGCATCCTTGTTTGTAGGGTTTGTAGACGGTTGCTACGGCGGTTCCGTCTTGCAGGTAGTCGATGTATGCGAGCATTTCGCCGTATGGGTTTGTGTATTCGACTGTTTCACCTTCGCCGAATGCGGAGCCTTTGGTGCGGTTGAATCGCACTTCCCTAGCTTTCATGCCCGGTGCCTTGCCTTTCTTGGGTTTCCGAAGAATGTGTAGAGTCCTGATGTGACGATTAGGGAGAGTGGGATGCAGAAGATGATTATGGCAGTCATTAGTTTGCCCTCACGTTTCCGTCTTTGTCGATGATGAAATCAAGATTTACGGTTTTGACTACAACACCGTTTACGATTTGGTTGAATGCCAATACCACGTAATCGGAAGCCACGATTTCGACGCAACGCACATATTCATAGGTGGCTTCGTCTCCGTAGTTTGCGGCTTCACGGTTAAGAATTTCGGTGGCTTCCGGTGGAATTGTGGGGTTGATTTCCTGTGACATTTTGACTCTCCCAATCAGTTGATCTAACTTCTTGGTTTTACCTTACCACTGAAAAATGGTTCCACGCAATACGTGAAACCATTTTTCCAAGAAAAGTTTTATCGGTGTTCCATCCTGTCTTGCACCGTGGGAGACGACGGGCCACGCCACGCGTCGTACAAACCCCACACACGGGCCATATCGGTTTCTAGTTCCAGTAGACGCCTGTCCACAACATCAGGGTTTATGTTGCCCACACGGGCCACTAGAAGCGCTAGCGCGTTGCCCTGTGTTGCGAGGGATACGTTCTGCCGATTAAGGGAACGGAGTATAAACCCTATCCCCGCGATAATGGCAGTTCCAACCAACCCTAGAACCCACATTACTATTTCCATGGGGAATGTCACTTTACGTGCGCCCCTTTCGGCTTTATTGCCCACCCGGCAATTATCACGAAAAGGATTCCAAGGTATGTTTGAACGTCTGTGGGAACCTGTACCTCCCAAATCTGTTCTACCACCCATGAAAGAACGCCAGCCGCCGCAACACCACCGCTGGCGGCTGTGGTTACGGGTCCGATCTGCCTTTTATCTGTTGTGTTACTCATTTTGTAGCTCCCCACATATTTAGTTATTGTGCAAAAATCTTGAGAAATGCTTGTCTTGTTTGCGCCTTGTCAAAATAGACTCTACCGCTTTTGAATGCGGCTCGGAGTATTTGAACTTGTTTGTCATTCTTAAACAATAGCTTTTTACCATCTTCCATTCTTTCAGGCAAGAGAGTAAATATAAGCTCGTTCTTTGGACGCCTTTGTTGTATGTAGAATTCCCTGTCTTTCCAATCAACCCACACACTAAACGTTCCGGCGTGAGTTTCCACACTGTAGGAATATCCGGCTTCCGCATTCTTTAACCGTAGCAGGTTATCGTTATTATCTCGAAACTCGTTGCCAACTGCATATGCAGCATATTCAGGGTCACTAGCGGCAATGAATTTTCCAAACTTAGTTTTATAAACCCCGGCTTTGAAGTCGGCGGAATCGGCAAAGTGGCAGACGATGAATCCATCAAACTTTTTTATCCATTCTTGATCTGCATTTGGTTCTATTTCATATTTAACAAAGTACGGGTTATCAATGGTTGCAGAGTTAGCAAGAAAGAATGCCCGGGTCTTGTCTTTGTTGCGGTCCACTGTGGAGAAAAAGTTGGTAAACGCTTCCGCTTCATTGGGGAGGTAGTGGACCATGCCTTTTTCAATAATGAATTCATCGAAAATGATTGTTTTGACTCTTGGGAATGCTACGGATTTTTGGCTTTGCGCTGTGGATAGCGCCATGAAATAACCAATGGTTATCCATTCCCGCTTTTTATCGTCCCGCTTTTTAATATGGCTGTATTGCGCATAATGCGCTTGGAACCTGAAATCGTAATCCGGAAATTCAACTTCAACATCGGAAAAGAATGATTGTTTAGCGGTTTTCAGTTCTTCCTTATACCGCCGTAGGTAAATGAATTCATCACCTTTTTCGATTCCCTGCTTTATTGACCATTTCTTTATGCCGTAGGTCTTACCAAGTCCACGCGCACCAATCAGGAAATTGTAAATCCCGTTATAGGAAAAGAGTTTGTCGAAAACATAATATGCGAGAGCCGCAACTACTTTACTCATTACGGCACTATCCCCTTTGAATTCAGGAATGGAACGGGGTCAATGGGGTTAGGGTTTCCAGCGCCACCAACCCACGGGTCACTGAAATTGCCCTCGTAGACTTCAAAGTGCAAATGCCTTCCAGTGCTGTTTCCCGTGGAACCTTCAATTCCTATTATGGTTCCAGCCGGTACGGTCTGCCCCGCTGCAACAGCCAATGAGCCGGTAATCATGTGGTAATGCGCAAAGGTATGTGTGCCGTCAAGCATGTGCCCTTTTACGTGTGTACCGGCTCCACTGGAACCGTAGCCCGGGATATTGTCATCGTCGCTTGCTTTGGTTATCACCATTTCGGTTAGCGCATAAACCGGGCGTCCATCCACGGGGCTTGACCAGTCGTGCCCGTAATGGAAGCCACCTTCCCGCATTCCGTAGCCGCTGGTAATTACCGAATCGGGGAGGGGATGAACCCACGCGCCACCGATGGGAGGGTCAACTACAGTGCCACCAACCATATAAAGCCCGTTCCCATTTGCGAGAGCGGTTTTTATTGAACCGTCCGCAAAGTGAACATGGAGGGAACTCCCTGCGGCTTGTATATAGCTTATTTCTGTCATGTTTAGAGGGTACAGCAATGCCCCGGAATTCAGAATTCCGGGGCATTAACTAATTACTTTAAATTGAAAGCCAACGCGCACCATCACTTGTGTAAGTGGATTTAGCCCACTGTGCAAGGTTTTGCTGTGCTACACCATCAATTGTTTTTGATACTCCCTGTGAAATTACTCCCAAGGAAGTTGCGTTTACATTCTTCACGGTAAAGCGGGTTCCACCTTTAACCGTTGTGGGGTCCGGGAGCGAGGTCAATGCACCACCGGCTGTAATATCGCATACCACAAGAGAGTCCGTAACCAAAATCGGACCGGTGGCCGTGAGGGTCCGGGGCGGTGTGAATTCAGCCCTTGCAGCGTTCGACGTATCACCCGGAACGGGGTTTACGTAAGCCCCGGGTACATCGGACCATGCCCGGGTTGTATAGGCTCCCATAGCGCTACAACCCACTACCTGCGCATTGGTGGCTCCTGCCCTCACAGCGTACCCAAAAGCAGGGTAAGCGGGTCCGGGACCGGCATGGGAATAGCAACCCGTTAGAATCGTTCCCAAGCTCGAAATATCAAAGTTTGCCAGTGTGGGCTGTGTCACACAATTAGCGGTTGCCGTGACACCGCTCACAGACAGGTTAGTCGTGGTGGAATCGGAGTAAACCCCGGAAGCTCCATTCTTGCTAGTCGTGCAACCAACAATCCTCGTGCTGTCGGTTCCATTTTCCACAAACCCGTGGGTTCCATTTGACTCCGAATTGCAACCCTTATAACGGGTATTGGATATTGCACCATCGGCAGAAAAACCGGAAGAAAGATTCGACTTAGCTTCACACGAGTTATAGCTGATATTCGGAGAGCCTGCTACCTCGCCACGCGTAGTACGGAATCCAAATCCATCGTTTCCGGTTGCAAGGCAACCCGTAACCGTGGCGGAAGCAATTCTACCTTGGGCCACAATAAGGAAACCGTCTCCCTTGTTGTTCTGGAAAATGCAATCCGAAACAAGAGCGTCAATAACATCACGGGCTGTTCCCGGGTCCGGTTCAATGTCCAAACCTGCACCCGGGGCAGTGAATTTAATTCGGCCCGTGTTTTTGAAAGTGCAACCAATAACACGAGGACGGATTGCGTCAATGATGGAAACTCCCTGCCTACGGTTGCTGTCTGCCACAACTCCCAACAGAAGAATATCTTCCGGACGGTTCCAAACAAGGATTCCGTCTCCCCATGCATATTGAACGGTTGTACCGATAACGGCGGAACGATGGGAGCCGCCAGCCAATTCGATACAGTGCCCGAATTCGCCACCCGTTGCACCGTGGGCAATCATGTCTCCATTTACGGTTCCACCGCGAATAACACAGTCCGGGGCTGTCACCTGAATTACCGCGTATCCGGTGCTTCCGTTGGTGATTGCCTGAATAACGGCTCCCTGCTCCAATTCCAGAGTAGTACCGGCGCTGTTTACCATGATGCCCGTTGGCTGGTTTCCCTGTGCAACGTTTTTAATGGCATTGACCATGTATGTTCCCTTGGGGAAAAGTACGGTCCGCCCTGCCCCTGCCACGATTGCGGCGTTAATGGCGTCGGTATCGTCAATAACACCGTTTCCGATAACCCCGTAATCCTTAACATTGATAACGTTGGTCCCCTTTGAAACCTTTGCGTTATTCTCCGTCTTGGTGGCGTAATTCAGGGTTGCGTATTCCTTGGTTTCGGCTTCTGCCTTTGTTGCATAAATACCGTCCGCAACAATCTTTGCCGCCGTGACTTCCGTTTTCGTGGAATAGCGCAAATCCAAAGCGTTAATGTGAGGGCTACCGACAGCGAAAGCCGTAGTAATTTCGGAATTGACAAGAGTTTCCAGTGCATCATTCAATGCACTTTCTTCGTCCGCCACCAACACCGCAACGGCGGCGTCATTGAGTGCCTGCAATTCGGCGGCAACGTTAACCATGAATTCATCAAAGAGAGCCTGCCACCCGGCTTTGGTTTCAGTTACGGAATTCTCCGCATTAAGGATTCCTGCCTGATATTCGGCAATGGCGTTTTCAATGCCTGCATTGAATTCAGGGACAAGGGAAGCATTGAGCCATTCCCGCATCATTTCCAGCTTTTCGAGGAAGGTCAATCCATCTGTGTAGGTAAATGGAGTGATATTCGAGAGCGGGGTTATGGAGTATGGAAACGGGGTTGCATTAGTAAATGCCATAGTAATTTCGCCTTCCGGAGTACGAATCGTTGTTAGCCCAAATTAGCATGAAAAGTTCTTTCAGTTCGCCGATAACCATCATATCGACATTTACCAAAGCCTGTCTTGCCTGAAAGATAAGAGCCGGGGCATGACCTTGATAACCCGTATTGGTGGACTCTTGCGTTGCGTTCTGTGTTGCGTTCTGTTCATCGGTTGCATTACCCGTGGCCGATGTATCAGAAATGGTGTCGTTGCCCGTGGTGGCATAGTCTCCGTTATCCATCAAAACAACCTGTGGAAATTCAGAGCCAATAGCACGGGCCTTTGCCGTAGAAAGCCCTTCATTAGAACTAGTTCCCACAGTGTTACTTGTTCCATCACTGGCAACAATGGTTTTAAGGTCAACCGTGGAAAGCGGGTCAACCGTCAAAAGGCTAAGAACGTAATGCTGGTTGTAAAGCGGCATTATCTCATTCATTTTCCGAGACATTGCCAACCGGAACATATCGTTAGTTTCAAGCCCGATTTCTTGGTTCCAATAATGGTCAATAATCTTTTTGTTCAACTTGGCCCGGTAGGTTTCATCAAAGATGGGGTAATCATCCAAACCAATTTCCCCATGCTCAAGCTCAATAACCCGCTTGAGTGGCATCGTAAATGTTCCCATTATTTACCCGCTCCCGATTCCGTTAGTCCTAGTGTGGTGGTGTTTGGCATTTCAGAACCCTTTGAAGCGGCTTCTGCATTGTAGTCCACAGAGATTTCCAGCTTCCTACCGTCTTTGTATTTGAACTTTTCGTTAATCAGTTCGCAAGCAAGTTGACGAGAGTTAAGTGCAATTCCACGAGTTGCGAAAACTTGTTCATCGTTGGCATCAATCTCTCCGCTGATAAGACGCTCGTTTTTATCCTGATTTGCGTTATTGATTCCAAGCATGGTCATGCATTCATTCCACAGCTTGCTTTTCGCAATCATCAGGTTAAGCAATCCCACCGGATCACCACCCAAATCCAACGTCTGAATATTCGCGGGGTTCATGGCATCTTCCACGCCATAAATAACTTCCACACCTTCGTCATGCTGTCGAATAATATTCTGCCACGAAAGCCGTGTATTCTCTGCGGCATAAACAACTTTTGTCTTGCGTAGGTTTTTGGAGTTAATCCGAATGGTGGTGTCAAGTTCCGCAAGCCGCTTTGAGTAAACGGTAATAATATCTAGGTCCGGAGTCCGGAGCATGTTAGCCCAAATAGGGACACACTCGTTAGCCTTTACTTGTTTACTCTGAATACGGTTTCCATAAGTCGTAAAACTTATGGGGTTCTGATACATATTCAAGCCACCATTGGGAGCCGCCGCCAAAGCCAAGTGTCGGTCATAATCCTTATCCCAATAGAAAACAACAAGCGCCATATTGGTCAACTGCAATTCCAGAAAACGCGGGTCAATGGATTTGGGAAGTCCCGTCCACTTAAAACGGTTCATGGAAAGCTCTGTAAGGTGGCGCATATACATACGTTCCGTAAGAGCGTGCAAATCGTTAGCGGGGTTCTGCTTAAAGCCGGAACCGTAGGGAACGTAATAGTTATCCCAAACCAAATCTCTCTGTCGTGCCATTAAAATACAATTCCTTCCAGTGGGTCATTATCCGCCAAATCAATTCGGCCAATGTCTAACGGGTTCTTCCACACTGTAACTCCCTTTTCAAAGATTCCCCTAATTGCCTGCTTAAAGGCTTCCGGGCATTTGCTGGAAGTAATGTACGTTTCCTTCAATTTCCAGTAAGTGAATTTCTCCATAACCGACAGGCTTTCAGGCATTGCACCGAAACGGTTTACCGCGTACCCGTACCGGAGCCAATATTCCCCGATTGCATTCATTGCGGCTGGTTGGAGCATTTTCACTTTCAGGTCAATTCCCCATCGGTAGGTGGCAAGGTTGAACGCATCCCCGCCAAGCTGTCCCGCTGTGGTTGGCTGTGTAAGTTTTGCGTCTTGGACCTTGGCGTGGATACCGGCGATTTGGTTTTCATAATCCCCGTTAGCGGACCAATCAGCCAAACCCTTGTTGGTGTCCCGCATGTACCCGGCTGTATCGTTGGTGGCCCGGTTCTGCCCCTGCGACAGGTGGTTCTGGTTTGCGAGGTTTGCGTTATTCTGCCCCGTGGTAATTGCGTAATCCAAACCCGCGTTTACCATGCCCGTTGCCGCCGACACACCACCCATCGGACCATTGCCGATTTGACCCACAGAACTAATGC